GATCTATCCTTTAGGTCAGCATAGTTGGTTCTTCGCACCATCATTTGGTGTCGCAGCAATTTTTAGATATATCTTATTCATTCAAGGTTTCCACAATATAACTCTTAACCCATTTCATATGATGGGTGTAGCAGGTATATTAGGAGGGGCATTACTCTGTGCAATACATGGAGCAACTGTTCAGAACACCTTGTATGAAGATACATCACAATACACAGAGGGTAAGATTCAATCTACAACCTTCCGTGCATTCGATCCTACACAGGAAGAAGAAACTTACAGTATGATTACAGCAAACAGATTCTGGTCACAGATATTTGGTATTGCTTTCTCTAACAAAAGATTCTTACACTTCCTTATGCTCTTCGTTCCTGTCATGGGAATGTGGACATCATCCATAGGTATCGTAGGTCTTGCACTTAACCTCAGAGCATACGACTTTGTATCTCAAGAGATAAGAGCAGCAGAAGACCCAGAGTTCGAGACTTTCTATACGAAGAACATTCTTCTTAACGAAGGTATGAGAGCATGGATGTCATCTGTTGACCAACCTCATGAGAACTTTGTGTTCCCAGAGGAAGTATTACCAAGAGGTAATGCCTTGTAAAATCATATACATATGATATAATAAGACCCTGTATAGGGTCTTTTTTAATGCTAGGGTAAATGGATCTGGACGAACAACTACAATTAGCTCACTTGCTTTTACAAGAGAGAAAGTGTAGAGTTTGTGGTGAAGAAAAGAATCTTATAGATGGTTACTATCGAACTCGAAAGAACGTTAGACTGGCATCATCATACTCATATGAATGCAAAGAGTGCACGGTCAAAAGAGTTTGCGAGAATAATCGTCGCAATAAACTTAAAAAAAACCGGATGAATAAAATGAAACAATCGGAAACCAATCAGCAAATAATAGATCGTTATCAAGGTAAGATATATGATCTTCTTGAGAGAAGGAGAGAGATTCAAGAGGTTTTAATACCACAACTATTAAATGAGGAAAGAGAGTTAGAAATAGAATTGTCAAGGGCAGAGGGATCTCTTGATACTGCGAAATATTTGTCTTCCAACAAAAGGGCTAGACATGGGAGCCTTGATGCGTTAGACTAAAAAACATCATTCGCTATATAAATTCGAGAGATTATTACTTATGAAAATTTTTCTTGATACTGCTGATGTCGAAACCATCAGTAATCATTTCAAGACTGGATTGATTGATGGGGTAACAACAAACCCTACTTTAATAATGAAGAGTCACAGAAAACCTGATGACGTTTATCAAGAACTTGCATCGCTTGGTCTTCGGGACATAAGCATGGAAGTTGTGGGAACAGAGGAGGAAATGTTGAAAGATGCAAATCGTCTTGTAAATAAATTCAATGACGTAGCAACTATCAAAGTTCCTTGCACCAGAGAGGGTCTGGTGGTCTGTAGAGAGTTGTCAAAGCAAGGTGTGAGAGTTAATGTCACTTTGATATTCAGCGTCTCACAAGCGATTCTATCCGCTAAAGCGGGAGCAACTTATCTCTCACCATTTGTCGGCAGAGTCGATGATCAAAGATTTGGTGGATGTAATTTAATTAAAAGAATTTCTGAAGTCATTCCTAAAACAACTCCAATCAAAGGAGGTTTCTCTGAAACACCATATAGAGTTCCTGAGATATTATCGGCCTCTATTAGATCTGTGGGTGATGTTGAACACTCATTTGCTCAAGGTGCTGACATATGCACATTGCCACCTAAAATATTTGAAGGTATGTATAATCATATCCTGACAGATAAGGGATTAGAACTTTTCGATATTGACTATCAAAAAACTATTAAGGAATTTAGTTAGATGAAAACAATGATGAATGCAGTCCTCTGGTCAAAAACTGATTGCCAGTGGTGTGATAGAGTTAGACAATTATTTCATAGTATTGATATTGAATACATTGAATACAAATACGATGTTGACTTTAATAAAAAAAGTTTCTATAGTGAGTTCGGTGAAGGAGCAACATTCCCACAAGTTCAAATACAAGGTCGGCATATCGGAGGATGTAAGGAGACCTTAAAATGGTTACAAGAACAAAAGTTGATTTAATGACAGATGATTTTGATTCAGTATATTCCATGGTAGAACATGCAATGGAATTAGCCTTTCAAGGCACTATGACTTTAAAATTTTATGACTTTTTGAAATATCGAAAGACAAAAAAAATAGAAGTTGACGCATTCATTCAAAGTAGCACAGCGAAAGAATTGGGTGAAGTTGTCCTTGAACTAGAGGGATACATTAAAGGTGGAAGAGATCGCAATCACGAAACACTTCGTGAAGCATATGGATTTCTAGGTAAACCGAAAGCAAGAAAGATAAGAGCATACTTGTATGGGATACTTGAAGACGCTTGGAGGTATAGCAATGACCGAAAACCCGGAAGGAAAAAAAAGAGTTCTAAATAAAGACAAACCCGAAATTAATCGTGGTGTTGAATTACTTTTGCGGAACAGGAGGGCAATTAAACCACAACCAAATATTTTACAGGTAAAACTTCAAAACGTATTTTCTATTTTCCGCAGAGAAATAAGTTTTAAATTAGAGTTTCACCTCAACATCTCAAAAAAATAACATCTGGAGGATACAATGTCAGATCTATTAATAGTTTCTTTGACGCTCATGACTTTAATGAGTTTCCTTGCACTATTAGTTGGAGGTATGATAGGATGGATAGCAAGGCAACACTCTTATGAAACAACACCTCAAACAATATTCACTCATCCAGAAATGTTTGATGAGAACGGTAATTTAGCACCGGATGAAATTTTAGCAGTTCGATTTGAAAACACTAATGACGACAACAACGAAGAAGACGAAGACGACTAAGGCGGTTAAACTACCACCTAATCCTTTCATACATGAAATACTAGAACATGTAGATAAGCAAAGAACAAAAGCAAAAAAAATTGCTACTTTGCAAGAGCATAGAGATGATTCTCTTACTGCAATCTTAATATGGAACTTTGATGACAGAGTTCAATCTGCAATACCAAAGGGAAAAGTTCCTTATAAAGAAAACGAAGTTCCAGTAGGAACAGATCATACATCTCTCCGAAGAGAATGGAAAAACTTATTCCATTTTATTAAGGGTGGAAATGATACTCTTACAAGTCTTCGTAGAGAAACTATGTTTATCCAATTGCTTGAGGGTCTTCATCCAGAAGAGGCAAGAATTATATGTCTAGTTAAAGATAAAAGTTTAACTGAGAAATATAAGATCAGTAGATCTCTTGTTGAAGAGGCTTATCCTGATATAGTATGGGGAGTGAATAGAGGATCATGACAACTAAAGATGTGAAGCCAGAAAATTATTCATGCGAAGTTTTGTTAGAGAGAACTACTGAAGAAAAGTCTCACGATACAAAATTCCCAACTGATGCATATAATGTTATCTATAGTTACGAGGGTAATGAGTGTCTAGATGTCACAAGGTCATGTAAAATGGCAAACATTTTTGATTTATATTATGATCGATATGGTAAAGGTCTTAAAAGTATAACTCATGGGCATGGGACTATATCTCCCACCCGATATGGTTATAAAGCACCACCTAAAAAAAAGAAAAGACGATGAAAGATCAAATCAAAAATCAAATCAATGAAATCATTCGTGATGAAATTCAAGAAGTAATCAACGATTATGTTGATAGTAAAGAAAAAACAAAAGGTTTGGGATTTGTTGAGGAGGATGATGAACTAAAAGTTAATATCTCAAAAAATGAAATTGATAAACTCATAAAGGAATACAAAAGAATAAAGAAAAAACAAAAATCAAATCTAACACAGGTAAAACGATTAGGTTTACTCGATAAAAACGGTAATCCTATGTAAAATGTATCAAGTTATACTATATTACTTGACTACATAGTTATGATATGCTAACATATCTTTACGTTCATCCCACTAGGGACGCAAGTAAGCCGACACGGAACGGGTTCGTTCATCCTCTTCGGAGGACGCAAATGTTCGACTGAAGGAACGGGGTAAATCCCTACTACTTTGGAGAAAACCAATGGCAACAGTCACTTATCGCGGAGTCGAATACGATTCTGAAGAATACAACGCAAAGGTGCTTGAAGAAGCAACAAAGCGTGATAGGCACGATCTAATGTATCGTGGTATTAAAGTTAAGAGCAAGGCATCACCTTGCAGCTAGCAACTAAAGGGGGGTTTACACCTCCCTTTTTTTGTATTATAATTAGATGAAAAGCAATCATCATGAACAAATCAAAACTAAAAGTTCTGGTCATGGCTCTCAAAGAGATCGTTGAAGAACTAGAGTCTGAAGTATATTCAGATGTTGAAGCATATAGAAACCAACAAACGTTTTCATCTGCACCCATGAAATATGATGAAATGTATGATGATGGATGCGATTAATGACTGTTAAACTTATTAGCATTACTCCCGATGCGGAGAAGACAATGGCATATGTTGCCAGAGTATCAAATCCAAATAACCAAGATAATGAAAATTATTCTGGATTATTAAAGTATTGTATTAAGCATAATCATTGGTCAGTTTTTGAACAATCCTTTATGACTTTAGAAATAGAAACTACAAGAGGATTAGCAGCACAGATATTAAGACATAGATCATTTACATATCAAGAGTTTTCTCAAAGATATGCAGACAGTAGTTTGTTATCTGATAAAATTTCATTACCACAATTAAGAAAACAGGACTTAAAGAATCGTCAAAACTCTACTGATGATCTTGATCCATATATTGTTCAACAACTTGAAGTAAAAATGCAAGCACATTTTTCTGCAGGTATGAAATTGTATAAAGAGATGTTAGAAAATGGTGTAGCAAAAGAATGTGCTAGATTTGTTTTACCATTAGCGACACCCACACGTTTATACATGACTGGTTCATGTCGTTCTTGGGTTCACTATATAAATCTACGCTCTGCACATGGAACACAAAAAGAACACATGGAAATTGCAGAGGGATGTCGTAAGGTGTTTACCGAACAATTCCCTGCAGTATCTGAAGCCCTTGAGTGGGTCTAAATAAATTTACAAAACTAAACACTTATGCCTACCTATCCTGTAAAAAACTTAAAAACTGGGGAACAGAAAGAGATACGGATGTCAATGTCGCAATATGATAAATGGAGAGAAGATAATCCTGATTGGGATAAAGATTGGAACGCTGGAGTTGCAAATGTGGGAGAAGTTGGAGAAGTATATGATAAACTAAAGAAATCACATCCCGGTTGGAATGAAGTTCTTGGTAGAGCTTCAAGAATGCCCGGTTCTAAAGTAAGACCTGTTTAATATGCCTAGAAAAAAGAAAGTGGAACCAATTGGTGTTGGTTTGACCGCTAAACAGATGAAGAGGAAGAAACCAATCAATTCTGATATGTTGAGGGACATTGAACCTTTGACAGAGAATCAGCAGAGATTATTTGAATCCTATGCAGAAGGTAAGAACCTCATTGCTTATGGTGCAGCAGGAACTGGAAAGACCTTTATTACCCTCTTTAACGCTCTGTGTGATGTTTTAGATACAACGACACCCTACGAGAAAATATACATCGTCAGGTCGCTTGTATCCACCAGAGAGATTGGTTTCTTACCGGGTGATCATGAGGATAAATCATTCTTATATCAAATACCATATAAGAATATGGTTAAGTATATGTTTCAGATGCCATCTGATGCAGACTTTGAAATGTTATATGGTAACTTGAAAGCACAAGAAACTGTATCATTTTGGAGCACATCATTTATTCGTGGAACAACATTCGATAAAGCGATTATTTTAGTTGATGAATTTCAGAACTTGAATTTTCATGAATTAGATAGTATAATGACAAGAGTAGGAGAGAACACTAAGATCATGTTCTGTGGAGATGCAACACAAAGCGATCTCATCAAACAAAATGAAAGAAATGGTATCATTGATTTCATGAGAGTTCTTCGATTGATGTCATCTGTTGATATCATTGAGTTTGGTGTTGATGATATTGTTCGATCAGGCTTAGTAAAAGAATACATTCTTGCAAAAACGGAACTTAATTTATGAATTTTACTCATCATAATTTTTTAGGTGATCTTGATTTACAGAAAAAAGAAACAAACGGAATAAGATTATACAATCTTCCTGATGGTCAATGGGTTCCATCTATCACATCAGTAACATCTTTTTATAATCGTCAGATATTTGCTGACTGGAGAAAGAGAGTTGGTGTAGAAGAAGCAAATAAGATTACGAGGAAAGCAACTGCTCGTGGAACTGATTACCATGAAGCAGCACAAGCATATCTAATGAATCTTGAAATGAATTGGGATGACTTTAAACCTCTTACCAAATTCATGTTTTATAATACACGACCTTATCTTGACAAGATAAATAATATACACGCTATAGAAAGAACCCTTTACTCTGAATACCTTGGTCTTGCAGGTAGAGTTGATTGTATAGCGGAGTATGAAGGGGAACTAGCGGTCATAGATTTTAAAACTTCAACAAAGATAAAACCTGAGAAGTGGCTTGAAAACTACTTCGTTCAAGAAATGTTTTATGCAGCAGCATATTACGAACTTACTAATATCCCTGTCACTAAACTTATTACTTTAATGGTAACTCCTGACGGAGAAGTAAAAGTATTTGACAAACGCAATAAATCGGACTATATTAAATTATTAGTTCGTTACATTAAAGAATTTGTATCTCACAATACTAGGTCGCCAAATGAACAATGAACTAGAAAAGGCATTCGAGGATAAGTTTTTCTGTCCTGCTCGTTTTGCTCAAGAAATAGAAAGACTTGTGCAAGCACATGAGGAGATGAATTACATCGATGCCATAGTTTATTTTTGCGACCTCAACGCAATTGATTTGGAATCTGTTCCAAAATTAATTTCAAAACCACTTAAGGAAAAACTTAAGTATGAAGCACAAGAACTCAATTTTTTAAAAAGAACTTCTAGAGCAAAGTTAGTATTCTAATGAATGATCCAGAAGATAATCCTTTTTGGGGTGAACCAACTCCCACAGACTTGTGGGATGACATGGCAAAATTGAATTCATTATATGAAGAATTGAATTGGGGCCATAGTGACTTTCTTGAATTCAAAATTGAAGATAATCACATCACTATTCGTAATAAATCTAGAGAAGGTAGATGATGCCATTTGATGCATACCGTTGTTATTTGTCACTCAAAAATCATTTTACAAAAGACCACTACGACTATCATAGATATGGTGGCAAAACTAGAGCAACTAAAGAGGCCTTTTACAAAAGGAAGGATCGATTTTGGTTTGAAAAGTTTGCCCGACAAAAGAATGATAAAGAAGTAGAGGATTTTTTTGTATCTAATTTTGTTTCATGCTCAGATCCAGAGACAATGTGGATTGGAGAAATGATAAAGAAAGGTGAGGGAAGATATGTTGATTGGAAAAAGAAAGTTCAATCACTTTCATACGTATTTAAAGAAGAATCTGAAAGTTTGTTCACAGACGATAAGGTAGATGATATCTTTGATTGTAATAGAGGACATCCAATTGTTTTGAAAAAATTTCTAGGTGGTAATATCAGTATTGAAAGTATGGTAATCTATGATAAAATACTAGGGTATGGGAAAGATTTCGATCAAAAATTGAATGATCCTGTATGGAAAACCGTCAGTCGAAGAGTGAGAAAATATTCTCCCTTCCTAAATATAGATGTATTCCGTTATAAAAAAATTCTAAAGGGGGTTGTAAAGCGTTGAGTTTTTTTGATTCTGACATAGTAAGATCTGAGATGGCAGAGATTCATGAACTTCAAGAAGATATTTATTCAAATGTCATGAAGTTTCCTTATATGAATCGTTCTGACAAATTAGAACACATTGATCAGTTGACAAAACTTGTTGAGAAACAAAAAATTGTTTATGCAAGATTGAGTCTCTCTGACGATCCCGATGCCAAAAAGATGCAGACTGAAATAATCAGATCTGCAGAGGTCATGGGTCTACCAAAAAACGTAGACATGAATGTAATCTTTAATCAAATGTCAGAGATGACAACCATGATGAAAGAACAACTTGACATTGGTATCATTTAGTTGTAATATAACGAATGCACACAAGCCAAATCTAATTAATCCGAGGTAATTTAATGTCTTTCGCAGACCTAAAGAAGCAGTCATCACTAGGTTCATTGACTGCAAAACTTGTTAAAGAAGTTGAAAAAGCGAACAATTCTGGTGGTGGTGGAGATGAACGTCTCTGGAAACCAGAACTAGACAAAACAGGTAATGGATACGCAGTTGTCCGTTTCCTTCCAGCACCTGAGAACGAAGAGTTCCCATGGGCAAAAATGTATACTCATGCCTTTCAAGGGCCTGGTGGTTGGTATATTGAAAATAGTCTTACCACAAATGGTCAAAAGGATCCTGTTTCTGATTACAACCGTGAGTTATGGAACAGTGGAAATGAGTCAGACAAAGATGTAGTTCGTAAGCAAAAACGTAAGTTATCTTACTACAGCAACATCTATGTTGTTAAAGATCCTACCAATCCTCAGAACGAGGGTAAAGTATTCTTATTCAAGTATGGTAAAAAAATATTTGATAAGGTTATGGAAGCGATGCAACCAGAGTTTGAAGATGAAACACCAATCAATCCTTTTGACTTCTGGCAAGGTGCAAACTTCAAGTTGAAGATCGTAAAGAAAGATGGATATTGGAACTATGATAAGTCAGAATTTGACAAAATAGGGCCACTTCTAGATGATGATGACGCTCTTGAGGCACTATGGAAAAAAGAGTATTCACTTAATGCAATCACTGCTACAGATCAGTTCAAGTCATATGATGATCTTGAAAAGCGTTTAAAATATGTTCTTGGTAAGAAACCAGTTCAGAGATACGTTGCTGATGATGAAGTTGCAGTCGAAGATAACGCACGTTCAGTTGCTGAGAAAGCAGTAAACGATGCAGTATCAACACCGTCAGCAACTACAACAGTTGATTCAGATGAAGATGATACACTATCTTATTTCCAAAAATTAGCAGAGATGTAATTATTCATACAAACGAATATTTTCTCCTCTTACCAAGGTTTCACTCACAAATTGAGTGGAACCTTTTTTATATTCCATGATTAATTCTAAATCATCAAAGACGATGTTAAGGTATTGAGGTTTTAGGACAAATATATTTCTCTTATCATCATTTATTTTTTGCTCATGAAGGTAGTTTGTTACTGGTAAAGCAACGTCAGTTACAATGACTTGTTGATTTAATCCTTCATCAAAATAATTAACACTTTGCCCAAGTCCTACTCTTGTTCCTGATGGTATGATAATAACATCTCTTGAAGTCTTTACTTCATTCGCTTCATAATGATGGATTCCTGAATACAAATTTGTCTCATTT